AACTTCTCCATCGTAATCTCCCCCCGATGTCGCTTAATCATCATCTCAAAATAGTATTTCATCCTTCGCTCTAATCCATCTCTAATATCCATATAATTTTGGCGTTGATTGGAGAGGTCATCTAGGGTTTGGACGACTTGGGTTTGGGTTTCTTGGGTGGGGGTGGGGATGTCTAGATTTTTAAATTGAGTAATATCTAGATTTTGCTGGTCAGCACCTCTATACAAACTCTTGAATAATGTTTTGTTATTATTAAGAGAATAATACATATAGTATGACATATATTTATGATTTAAATTTTGGGTATTACAATTTAATGTCAATCCACTATCATTAAGGAAATATTTATGATTTAAAAGTAGAACACAGTTATGAAGAGATGCGGCAAATCTTGATATTTTACAGGTTTCACCTTCACGATTATATCTATCAACTCTAAAACAATCAGAACAGTTGCCACCACCATATACACTATATATTCCATTAGGATTATGTTCTTTCTTTTTAGTAATTCTATCACCATAATTAATTTCACAAACCTCTCCCAACTTCTTCCATTCACAACCAGACGACTCCATCAATTTCTCCATCTCTTCATCCACAATATACACATTTGGATCCCAAGAATAGTTGTTTTGTTGTAAGTCATCTCTAGTTACTTCGCAGATTTTGGTAATCTTATCACCTGTATCACTCATTTCTAGAAATTGAATCTTTTCGGTCTTTTTTCCATCTCGTTTAGTGAAATAGATACACACCGTTTTAGTTTCAGTATGACTAAACGCACCAGTTGGGATTTTCATAATCTTGTGAATCACACAAGCATCACAAAACCATTCTCTCCATTTCTTATTAGATGATCCAGTCGTTTCTTCACCATCTTTGATAATTACTAATCCCATTTTTTTGGTTTTATATACGACTACCTGACAAGATAACATCGCATCCCCATTCTTTTCAATAGGGACTACATCCTTAAACTCTGGTAAATTGCTATCCTCTTTTGCCCTTTCGCTATTATAAGATTCTTTAATATTATCACACTTCATAGATTTTCCGAAAGGAACATTATGAACACTAACATCTAGGTGTGGTGACACATTAGTAATAAACGAATCACCTGAACGGATATTTTTAAAATTTGTCAATGAAAACATGGCATTCATAATACCAAATCTAGAAAGTCTATCGGCAAATTCTACACCATACATCTTTTTATCTTGGATAGAGATATTGAATTTTTGATTAAGAAACTTTTTAGCATATAGAGGGAATCCAAATGTAGCACAGAATTCATCACCAAGAGTGGATTCATTATTAATCCCCATCTCTTCTATATGAGATGGTTCAATCAGTTGGCAACACATTCCCATCACAGGACGTTCAGTGAAATATTGACCTCTTTCTTTACTCGCCCCACCATTACCTCCGTGTTTAGTATTAAAGTATTCCCAAGCAATGCCAATAATATCAATCTTATTAAATATGTTGTGAGTTGTAGAAAAATCTCTACACTCTTTGAGTAATTGACTCAAGATAAGTTTGTTTTTACAATTGATGAAACTTTTATTTTTAATTAATCCCTTTGTCATCGGATGTCTGGACATTAATTCACCACATTTATAAATACTACTATCTTCCTCTTTATAAGTAACCAACTCTGCTGTATTTTCAATAAGATAATCAATATTGAGTTTAGTGATCCAGTCTTTAATCTTTCTCGGAATTATTCCCTTGTAACAACTTTTTACACTATTTGCTAGGTCAAAATCCCCTTCTGTAGAAACTTTAGGAGAAAGATAGCACAGAAACAAACAATATAGGATGTCGTCGAGAGCATCTTCACCAGTAACTGAACACCCTCTTAGTGAATTATGCCATGTATTCAATTGACCCATAAATAGTGACTTAAACTCTTCATCTTGTCGTTTATCTTCTATTTCTTGAGGAGATCTCTCATATATAATAGTATGACTCCGTTTATATCGATTGAAAGATTTAATTACTTGAGGTTGAGAAATAATATCTCCTGTGATTTTCTTCTTCTCCATAATATGAGTATTAATTGGTGTTTCGGTAATATTAGTTGAACCACTCAATTGATTCAAAATATCGGTAATATTATCAGTATTATATTTTTCGTTTAACTCTTCGCTGGATAATTTCATAAGTTCTTTTTCACATTTAGATTTATTATCCAAATGTGTAATAGTCATTAGATGTGCGGTCCGACCTGTTTTATTTAATTCTTTATTACATATTTCACACGTGTATTTTGGTGGCATTTGATTATAATATTAATATTAATTATATTTTAAATCAATTTTTAAATTCTAAATTTTATAACAAACTCATCACAAAGCAATTTATACAAAGCATCAACAAATCAGCAGATGAATCCGTTCATAAAGTCATTCCTAATATTGTTGTTCTCGAAGATGTTAATCCACCTGTTGTTGGTAAACGAACCACTCGTTGTAATATTATAATACTATCAATTTTTTTAATATATACCCGCATACGTTGAATATATTATAGTTATATAATAAACTATAATATATGATTCCTACAAATATTATACAGACATATAAAACGTGGGATTCAATTCCAGATAAATATTTAGAATATATAAATAAACTAAAAGAATTACATCCTGATTATACATATATGTTCTTTGATGATAATGACATTGAAATTTTTATGAACACAAAATACCCACAATTTAGAACACTATATGATAGTTTCAAATATAATATACAACGACTCGATTTATTCCGAATATTAGCAGTTTATGAATTTGGTGGTTTTTATTTTGATATAGATGTTGAAATAACGCAATCATTGGACGATTTATTAAATCATAATGTAATATTCCCTGTTGAGTTTAACGAGGAACATGTAATTACTTTTTTGAAAACAAATAGACTACAATACTTATTAAATAAGGTAAAACTACAATCCTTATCAGACCAATTAGGACAATACGCATTTGCGAGTAAAAGAAAACACGACTTTTTAGAGAAATTTATATATTATATTATGAATAATCCTATTCCAAAAAATGAATTAACTTCTTCAAACAAAGAAGAATACATATTATGTACAACTGGTCCTAGATTATTAACTCTAGCATATATGGAATATCATAATAAAAATGATATAATATTATTATCACCGCAAGAATATAAACCACACCAATTTGGTGATTATGGTGTCCATCACATGATGGGGTCATGGAAGTGAGAATTAATCTTTTAGTAAATTAAATCACATATAATATAAAATTAATATATATTATATATATTAATGGAGTTCATTATTGCCGCATCTGTTATAGGCATGGGGTATGTTTTTAACAACAAAGGAGTTGATAGAAATGATATAGTTGAGTCTGATTTTATCACCAATGTACCTCGCAATAGACAACCAAATGGTGATAATGTGTATGAAAATAAAACAACTATTAAGATTAGAAAAGACGAACAATTAATGGCTGATGAATTATACGATAAAAGTAAGAATTCTCTTGCGACTAATGTAATGATTGCTGGTCCGCCTCAACCCATTTTCAATAAAGTAGATTATACGAACGAACAATTACCTGTTGAATATAATGAGGGGTCTCCTGAATTTGTATTATCGGATAAAGAAAATAATAATTTCCAAGGAATGTCATTAACGGGTGAGCCAATTAGTGTTGAAAAATTTAGTCATAATAATATGACCCCTTTTTTTGGGGGAAGTGTTAAACAAAATGTAGAGGATAACGCTAATACTGAAATGTTTGAGAACTTCACTGGTACAAGTTCTAATTATCAGAAAAAGAAAGAAGCGGGGACTTTCTTTAAACCAGAACCGAATGTATCTAATCCATATGGCACTAATAATCTAGATGGTTATATGAATGATAGATATATAGTAGGAGATAAAAGACATAATGTAGCACCAATTCAACAGGTTCAAGTTGGACCCGGTCTTAATCAGGGTTATACTTCTAAACCAATGGGTGGATTTCAACAAGCTGAAACACGAGATTATGCTCTTCCGAAAACAACGAATGAATTAAGAACACAGACTAATCCAAAGATTAGTTATAGGGCAAGAATTGTGTCTGGTATGAAACCGGCTAAACCAGGTAAAGTTGGGGCAGTTGAAAAGAATAGACCGGATACATATTATAAGAATTCACCCGATAGATACTTAACAACAACAGGTGCTGTAATGGCATCTAAACAACGACCGAATATTGTTATGAGATATGTTAATAGATGTAGAACAGAGGATAGAAGACGCATTGGACCAGCTGGTCCAACAATGGGTACAAATATGAAACTACGATCTAAGATTAAACAATCAAATCGCATTCAATTAACAGGACCTGGTTATGGTGGAGCGAATGCTGCGGGGGAATGGGATAAAGATAAACACGATTATGGTAAGAGAACAACTAGAGTTAGAAATACTTATAGACAGAAAACGGGTAATACTAAACATATTGGTATTGCGGAGGCAACTCAAACACAGGGTAATAAATCTAGAAATAATCAAAAACTTAGAAGAACTAAGAAAACAAATGTTGTTGGTACAGGTAGATGGGCTGGTAATGCTTATGGAGTTGAAGGAAAAGGTGTTGTGTATGATCCAAATGATATTGCCCGTGTTACAATTAAAGAAACCAATATTGATAATAATAGAACTGGTAATATGCAAGGGCTTGAAAATAAAGGAGTCGTTCACGACCCAAATGATATTGCCAAGAAAACAATCAAAGAAACCAATATTCACGATAATAGAACCGGTAATATGGCAACATACAAGAAACCACTACAATATGACCCCAATGATATTGCCCGTGTTACAACTAAAGAAACCGCAATTATGCTTGATAATATGGGGAATTATCAGGGACAAGACCATAAGGGTTCGGGTTATAAGATTAAAGAAATGGAGGCACCGCCAACAAACAGACAGACTACTTCAGTTGAATATGTTAATAATCCCGAATTTATTGGAGATGGTGGTTATAAAGTGACTGATGTGAATGCGCCTAATACAAATCGACAATTTACATCTGATATTGAATATCAAGGTGGGGCTGGGGGCGGTGAAGTAAAACCAGTTTCTTATAGTGATGTTTATAATTCAACTATTAAGAGTGTCCGTGAAGATGTAGCAGTTGGAAGAGTTCCCGCAGCAGCTGGACCACAGCAATCACTTGGTTCAGATGGAGTTAAGATGACAACTAGCAAAATGGGTGATATGCAAAATAAACATATAACCGATAGAGGTGTTATGTCAACGAAAGTATACAATTCTATACCACAACCTATTATATGTAGTAAGACTAAGGAAAAAGAAAATGTCCCAAATCTTCCATTGGCGAATCGTCTAGATCCTAGTATTCTAGACCAATTTAAGAAAAATCCATATACGAAACCATTAGATAGTTATTTTTATAATTAAATGGTGTGGTATTATTTTAATGTTTTTGATACTTAATATGACGTGTAATACAATTACAATAAAAATCGATCGTTATATATTATTTAATTCAAACGACCACAAATGGACCCTTCGAACGAATTTATGCGCTTTCTACGGGAGGACAAGTCGGACGGATGGAGGGGCATTATGCTCATTATCGTATGCGCGTTTTTCGCGTACTTATTCTGCCTGCTACCGGCGGTAGGTCGGTGTTATGACATTTGGCGCACACACCGCAATCACAGGGCGCTCATGCATTCACTCCGCGCCAGCCAATCACGTGAAGTCGTCAGCACCCAATTGGGTATAGGTATCAACAACTAACCCATTACTTTAGTCGTAGATCTTATTATAATTAATATTGGTATTATTTTAATGTTTTTGATACTTATAAAAATGTAAATTATATTTACATTTTTATATGACGTGTAATACAATTACAAAAAATCGATGGTAATCTATTATAAGTATATATACCGACCATTTCACCAATCACATCGATGTCTGACAATCGTTTCATTACCCCGACACGGGTGCCACGTGGTGATTGTCCCGCGACACCTGGTGATTGTCCCGCAACACCTGTTGTAGTACGACGGATTCAGCTTGGCGATCGCTCCCCCGACTTGGATGACAACGCCTCCTACTCGGAGGAACCCGGTCTGAATCAACCCGACTCAGATGAACCGGCTGATAATACCCCAGCGGGTCTGGCAGAGCGCTGGGGTAGACTCCTGACAGACAAACAAGCCGAAGCCGATGAGCTTCACAGACGCGGTTCTTAGACCGAACAACACGTTATAACCCCTTAAAAACAATAATATATTATAATACATATGAACTCTTCAACGACATCAACATTATCAATATCATCCCCGCATATATCCAATTGCGGTCAAGTAGCCACTTATCTACAACATTGTGGTATTCCATGTGATATAACAGAGAATAAAACAATTATGAAAAATAATGGTGTATATCATATAGAAACGGGATGTCGTATTGTATTTAGCAACAAGAATACACGTGTAGATGAAAAATTATGGTCTAATTTGAAACATAAATTCAAATTAGATTGCGCTCATATAAAAGTAGATGGCGTATTCAGAGGATGTATAAATGATTATTTAAGACCTTCTTCGTGTCCGGGTATGAAATAAAAAATTGATGCTGTCAATTATAATATAGTATTATCACACCACAATGACGCAAACCAATATATTCAGTGTACTGCTATGCGTGGCAGTTGTCGGGTTATGGATAGCATCCATCGCACTGATACATTCGATATACTGCTATGCGTGGCATTTGTCGGGGTTCTATCAGTGCTATGGATAGCATCCATCGCGGCGTCGCAAGGACAACCGAATAAAACATAAAACAACCACTATCAGTTATAACCAAACTCACTAATCCACTCATTCAACTTTACCAATCCTTCTATTAAAGGTTGTGTTGGTTTCCAATTAAGTTTTTCAAATATCAAGTTATTATCGGAATTCCGACCTCTTACTCCTGTTGGTCCTTTGATATGATTTATTATTATATCCTTTTTACTTATAGATGCTACTATTTCCACTAATTGATTTATAGTAACCATTTCATCAGACCCAATATTAACTGGTCCTATGAAATCAGAATCCATTAATCTCATAACACCCTCTATACATTCATCTATATATAAGAAAGAACGAGTCTGTGTTCCGTCGCCGAATACATCTATAGTTCCATTACGAGATTCACATACTTTTCGGGTTATTGCTGCGGGTGCTTTTTCTTTTCCACCTCGCCACGTTCCATATGGTCCAAATATATTATGAAATCGTGCTACTCTAACATCCAATCCTTTATTTCTATGATATGATAAGTATAATCGCTCACTGAATAATTTCTCCCACCCATATTCAGAGTCAGGGGCGGCTGGATATGCTGATGATTCACTACATTCAGGGTTGAGTGGATCTAACTGATTATGTTCTGGATACATACACGCAGATGAAGAATAGAATACTTTGATTTTCTGAGAATTAGATAAATATAAGCGGTCGCATACATTACACACGTGTAGGTTAATTTGTGCGGAATTATACATAATATCAGCATCGTTTTCACCAGTGAAAATATATTCAGCACCCCCCATATCGGCGGCTAATTGATATATTTCATCTACTTCATTCAATACTTCTTCAACCACTTTAACATCCCTCAAATCTCCTATTATAAATTCATCCGCCATTGTTTCACCAAACTCGTGTTCTTTCAAATCAACCCCACGAACATAATAACCACGTGCCTTTAATCGTGAAACGAGATGACCCCCTATAAAACCACCTGCTCCTAATACAACTGCTCTTTTCATTTTCATATAATATTAAATAATTAATATTATATATAACTATACGCAAACATAAAACATAAAACATAAAACATAAAACATAAAACATAAAACATAAAACATAAAACATAAAACATAAAACATAAAACATAAAACATAAAACATAAAACATA